ATAAAGACTGGGTACAGGCTACACAGTTTGGTAAGCCTTATGACTACAAAGTCACAGCTTACAAAGTAGCCGAACAATACTCTAATAGCTATCATACTGAAGCTGGACCTGTTTACTATTCATAACCTCGAAGGAAGTAGTATTGCACACACACCAAGGACTCCGCAAAGTCTAATGGAGATACTGCTTCCTTCATTTTTGGCAGGTTACGACTACAGGAACCAGTAAGATGGTATTGCAATACCACAGCTTAAGATTAGCAAAGTAGATGGCTTAATAAAGTACATATGCCCCCAGTTGAAGAAGGAAGTACATGAGAACCGAATATAACTGTGGATGGCTTAAACTCGTAGCATGGTTCTTACTGCTTTGCTAAATTAATTTCAGTGGTGGAACTCTGGGGAGAGTCTCACACTAAAGAAACCTGCGGGAACAGACACTAGGCAACACATCCTAGGTGAGCCGACCTTTGTTCCCAACGGTTTAAACAATAAGAAAGGAAAACAAATACATGGAAGAACTTAATGTATTTCAAAAACTGAATATTGTTCAGACATCTCTTAAAGTAGAGAAGGGTCACAGAAACAATTTCGGAAACTATAACTATCGCAATCTTGCAGATATCTTTGAAGGTGTGAAACCACTACTCAATGAATTAGGTTGCTTTTTAACTGTAGACGATGAAATTGTATGTATCAATGGATTCAACTATATCAAGGCAACAGCAACATTTAGTGATGGCAATGATTCTATATCTGTAAAAGGATGGGCTAGAGAGTCTGTAACTAAGAAAGGTATGGACGATAGCCAGATTACTGGAGCTACATCATCTTATGCACGTAAATATGCCTGTAACGGTCTATTTGCAATTGACGATACTAAAGATGCAGACAGTATGGATAACCGTGAAGAAACACTGATCAATGGACAAAAACCTGTTAAAGGTCATATTACAGTAGATCAGAATGTTAAACTGGAAAGACTAAGCAGAAATCCTGTATTTAACAAAACAGATAAAGATAAATCTAAGAAAGTGAGATCCTTCATAGATAAGAACCCTACTGAAGAAGAAGCTAATGCTGCTATAGAGAAACTTACAAAACAAATAAAAGAACAAAAGGAGACTGCATAATGCCAGCAATAAGTGAAACTATAGGTACAGTTAAATCTGTAAATATAGATTACGATGTAGAGAAAAACTGGGGAAATTGGAACCCAGTATGGAACATATTCCTAACCGTCAAGTATAACGACGGTCAAAGCTGGGATAAGGAATTGGAAGTTTACGGCAACGTAAAGAAAAACTTACCAATAACTGACCAGAAATCATGGGGATCTGCATTTAAAGTAAGAACATTCTTTGAATCCTGTACAGGGAAAAGAAGTATTGCAATGAAAGATGATTACACTGTGCCTGAATCATTATTTGATGAAGTAATCGGTAAGCAATTCATGGTAGCATCTTATAAAACCAATAAAGTAAAAAGAAATGGGAAACCATTTTGGAATACATATTCTATTGTAGCACCACCTAATGCATTGCCAGGTACTTTACAAAATAAGATACTCAAAGATGTAGAAGGTGACTATATCAAGAATTATCAGTCTGATGATCCATCAACTGATTTTGATTATGGTAACAATGCTAATGGTCAGAAAGCCGAAACTACAGAACCTGAAAAGGAAACTGCAAATTTCGACTTAGATATATAGCATTGATTGAGTGGTAAAAAGTACAGGGGCATAAGATAGACTAGCAGGTTTAATTTATGTCCCTTGTGCTAAAACGTAGGAGTTACAATGGAAAAGCAAGATTGGTATTTAGAATACGCAACAGGGAATGTAAGTAACAGAAATCATTTGTGCAGACTGGAAAACTTTCCAGAAATAGCACAAAAACATGCAGGTGGGGAAGTCTACCGTAGCATGTTCTTATACTCTCCTGATATTGTAGCATATGTAGCGGAAAATGATACAGTAACAGGATTTAACGGTATACAGGCAGTAGATAAGATTGTAATAGATATAGACTATGTTAAAGACCGAACCAATGGAGATGAACTAACTATTAAGGCAGTTTTAGATCTATTGGATGCAATGGAAAAGAAGGAGATCTGGCGTGATGTTCACTATCAGATATGGTTTTCTGGAACAGGATTTCACATACATCTTGGAAATGTCTATGGATTTGAACCATCCATTAATATAGCTAAACAGGTTCGTGCTACAATGCAAAGAGACTGGGGAGAATATATAGATTTAATCTATGACTCAAGGAGACTGATACGTGCAGGATACTCTTACAATACAAAATCAGCTTTGTTTAAAATACCAGTAACCTATCTAGTTCTTGAAAATTCTTCTTATGCTGAGATAACTGAAGACGCAAGAAGAATGAATGGGCATGCAGCACCAACTAAAATCAAACACGGAAAGATTGAAGGTTTAGATCCTATGGATATGAGCCGTAAAAACGTAGCAGAAGTGCGTAAAGTGTTTGATAATGCCAAAGGACAGACCAGTAGATATATTACATGTGCACAACACATATATAATGCAGGTTACGTACCAAAGAACAGACATAAACATCTTCTTGCATTAGCCAGTATATGGCGTAAGAAATGGGGTCTGGATAAACACGGCTGTGATAATTTAGCAAGAGCATATATGGCAAGAATGGATGAACCACTCCCTGCAGAAGAAACAAGTAAGGTTGTTTCTGATGTGTTTAAGAGTGACTACAATTATGGATGTAACCATCCTACATTAGAGCCATACTGCGATAGTAAATGTATATTGTTCAAGTATAAGAACCTTGATGAAACAGCAGAATTACTTAATGCTGAAGATATGATCAACAAATTACTGGAAAGTATAAACTCTGATTACACAGATAGATCATTCAATCTGCAGGAAGTATTTCCGTTCTTACCACAAAAGCATATGTTTAACGCAGGACAGCTTATCACTCTTATAGGTGATACCGGTCTGGGTAAAACAGCATTCATTCAATACCTAATCGTAAAACTTAAAAAGATAAAAACACTGTTCTTTTCACTGGAAGTAGATGACGAAACAATGAGTAGAAGATTTGTACAGGCATCTCTTAATATGACTAAAGAAGAAACTTTAATAAAATTAAAAGACCCTGAAGTAGCAAAAAGAGCTATAGAATCTATATCTCATATTTCATTACAGCCTTCAAGCCCTGATATACAAGATCTTGGAGCATTTATATCTGAAAGTGAAGCTAAGATTGTTGTTATTGATACAATAGATCGTGTTCCAGCTAAGTATGCTGGTAAAGACGACTTTGCAAGACAAGAAATAATAGCTAATGGTTTAAAAGATATAGCAATGAAAGAAGATGTGATAATCTTAGCGGTACATCACATATCTAAAAGTGCGTCTTACGGTACGAAAGAAGGACAGCGTTTAGATGTGCATAGCGGTAAAGGAAATAGTGCTATTGAACAGAAATCAGATCAATACATAAGTTTTGAAGGTGTTGAGAGAAGTAAAATCAGAACTATAGAGTCCCTGAAAGCAAGAGATGAATCACATTTCAAGCTTACAGTAAATTACAACTGGGAAACTTTCAGTTTTGACAAACTAAACTAAATGAGTATTGAAGCCAACAGTAATAAAACCGACTGTGTGCAAAGGAAACTTTATAAAGCCGGATATACTCAAAAGAGAGGCACAGATTACTCTTTACTTTATTTGTGCCTCTCTATCGCATACCAAGGAGTAGATAATGGGAAAAATAACAATTAAGGTAATTAATAATATGATCCATAGTATTGAAGGATACGATACTCAAGTAGAAGTACTTGACGATGACAGAACAGTACATATGGATTTCAAAAAACAGGAACATAAATATGAAACAAGGAAGATCGTGGACCCTGCTAGGTATCCCTTTGATCAAGATAATAACAAAAGAGAAGAACTACAAAAATAGTCTATTAAGACAATATAAGATTATACTATTTAATATATTCTTACTAAGTATAGGATATTCTTCGTTTGAAGGCGATAGCATATTAATACAAATAGGAATAACTAAATTGGAGATATTCACTTCATTCACAATAAAGAATAGGTGGTTTAAGTGAAAGAAGTACCCGGAGTTAAGGTATATCCAATGCCAAAAAACAAAAGAATGAGAGAGTTGATAGAAAACTTAGCAAATCTTGAAAGCTCTGATTATGATCGTTTAAGCAGTGACGGAAGGCATTATCTAGGTAAGATATGGAATCTTCTGGGAATGCAAAGTCAGGAACAAATATCAGGGAATAAAACAGATCGGAGCAAAAAATGAGTGGTAAAGCACCTAAGCAAAAAGGTAATAGAATTGAAAGAGAGTGCGTTAATTTAGCACAAGGATACGGATTCAAATCACGTAGAGCATGGGGATCTGATGGCAGATCACTGGGCTGGCATGAAGAAGTAGACATGGTAATAGAAACTAATGGCTTCTTTGAAGGCAACCTAAAGTTTCAAGTAAAAGGTAGAAAAGCCATAGCTGATTATCTAAAACCATGTAAACATGTAGATGGACAGATACTAAGAGAAGATGGAGATACAGATCCATATGTCGTTATAAGATACAAAGACTTGTTGAACATCTTAAAGATGATCACAGGATAGAACTTTTTGAAAACCATGTATGTGGAGGAAAAAGGTTGACAAATGATAAACAGGGGACGGTTGGCACTATCCCCTGTTTTTAACACATTCTAATGCAACGTAGGAGTCACTATGAATGCAGCCGAAATTAAAGAACTTTTAAATATTATTGGCAAGCTTATAAAAAAAGCTGAACAAGGATACAAAATTGAACTATCTGATGTAAAAACAGCAGATATAATTATTAAACAAATAAAGGAAGATATTGATGCAGCAAAGTATGAAATACTTTATGGAAAAGACTATTAATGATAGTCAAACAAAAAACATTAAGTCTGAGAAAAATTACTGGAAAAAAGATTCTCGTAATGCAGACAAAAAAATAAAGTACTGTCCTAAGTGTGAAAGCTGCTGGGAAATGTGGACTGAACAACGTGGACCATCTAGGGAAAGAAATACAATGATAAATAAATATAATGATTTCCCTTCATATGGAAAGGAAGAAGCAATATGTCAGACTTGCAAAAACTAAAAGAACAAAATCTTGAAGATGATCTATTTAAAAAGATACAATTGTTAATAGACGCTTTAGATATGATAATAACAACACATGCTGACAGCGGTACTCTTAAAGCTATCGCTCGTCAAGCACTAAATCATGTATTAAAGGAGCAGTAATGAAATTTATCATATGGACTTGTATTAAATGTGAATTTAAATTTCACGAAACAGAAATGAATACAGATGAGCGTATGTGTTATGACTGTCTTGAAGAAGAGTATACAGAACCCACTACTGCTGATGAATTTAACGATGGAGTCACGTGGGTGTCACCAAACGACCCCGGTGATGAAAATGATCTTAATAAAGTACAAGATCATGGACCACCATACTCAATGGCTAATCCATCTGGAGAACCTGTTGGTGAAAGTTTAAAGATTGAAGATTATGACATTGCAACTGTTGAATACTTACACGATTGTCTTATTGAAGAGGAAGGTTATTCATTAAAACACCCAATGCTAAAAAGAAGCAGAGAGTTAACAGCCAAACTACATAAGATAGTGAACAGTTCTGTTAAAGATCATCCTTTAGGGACTGGTTTTGCTCATAAAGATACAAAGAAGGGTATTCAAAATGACCCTGAATGCTAAATGAAAGCTACAACTAAAAAACCAAGGCAGAGATTTAATGGTAAATTAAGATTCTGCAATAGCTGTAAATATGTATGGGAAATATCTACAGAAGGAACTTGTCTAAGATATGGTAATATGCCTTCATATAAACTACCAAGAGTAACTTGTAAAAAATGCGACAATAACTTAACTAAAAGGAATACATATGACTAAAACAGTAGAATGGTATGCATGGGAAATGTTCACAGCCTCAGAGGCTAATGCTTGGTGGCTGATGATGTGTGTATTTGCAATTACTTGCATCACATTTATCATAACAAACATTTCTATAAGAAAAGGAATAAGAGATATCAAAGAACATCTTGGAATAAAAAAAGGGGATAAACATGACAAAAAAGGAGATCAAAGCTGAATTTAAAGACAAAAGAGTTCAGTTAGGTAAGGAAGCTCTAGAGAATATAGAGTATGAACTAAAGCTGCATGTTAGAAGAATGGCTAACAGATGCAAAATGCACAACATAAAGAGACTGACACCAGAACTTATGTGGGCAGCTCTTGGAAAGAACGTGAAATAGTATGGGTTATCACACAGAATTTCAAGGACAGTTCAACCTAAATAGACCACTAGACAAAGAGACTCATGAGTTTCTAACTAAACTAGCAAGCACTAGGAGAATGAAAAGAAGAATGGATCCTAAGTACGGAGTTCAAGGCGAGTTCTATGTAGACGCAGCAACTGAAGATGATCCATTCGGTCAAAACGAAGACGAAACAGTTATTGATGGCAACAACCCTCCCAGAACACAACCAGGTATGTGGTGTCAGTGGATACCAAACGAAGACGGTACAGCTATTGAATGGGATGGTGGAGAGAAGTTCTACGACTATATAGAATGGATAGAGTACATCCAAAAAGCCATATTAGACCCCAAAGGCTATCATCTTAGTGGAACAGTTTACTGGGACGGAGAAGAAAGTGGAGACTTGGGACAGATAGAAATGCGTGGCGGTAAAAGGATTGTGAGACACGCTAAAATATCCTATCATGAGTAATCCATATTATAATGAACATGAGAGAAACATGGAAAATCCTTGGTATAAAAAAGGATTTCAATATGTATTTGATCATTATGGAGTACCAGAAAAACCATCTGAAGAGTTAATAAGATTAAGAAAGAAAGAAATCAAAGATCATGATATTAAAATTAAATACGAAAAAAAGATACAGTTGATGAAAAGAGAAAGATTTCTTTTAAACAGCGAAATAAAAAATCTTAAAAAGACTAGACTTACTCTTCAGAATAGTAGAAGGTATTATAAACAAAAATACGAATACAATAAACCAATCGTAGATGATTTTAAATCTACTTGGTTTTATAAATTGTTTAGGAGAAACAATGAAAGATAGAGCTGATCTATTTTACCGAGTATGATCTGTAAATCTGTTTATATTGTAAACACAGATGGTCAAACAGTAATAGCTACCTATGACCTGCAAAAAGGAATTTTCCAGTCTCATACTATAAATGGAGTAAAACACCTTAGAAAATGGGGCTGGAATATTCAAAAAAAAGATACAAAAAGAAAATGGCATCCAAATACTCCAGATGTCAAGTAAAAAGGGGATAAATCCCTAAAAAAAGGGGATAAAACTAGAAATGAAAGATAGAGTAGAAACACCAGATATTGAATACTTTAAAGCTGATCTATCTAAAACTGAGAAGTTTGAAGAGGTAGATATAACTAGTAAAGAGTATAAAGAAGCTTTTGATAAGCTCTTAAATGAAGTAGTTAATAGTGTTCTTGAAAATAGCCATACTTTTGCTGAATTAAAGTGGTATATGAAACAATACTATTGGTCTTATGAAATGCTAGAGAAGGATAATCTTCCGATTAATATACTGTTTGAAGAGTGGGACCCAGATGAAGACTGGCTAATGCAAGAACAGGTTACGTACCATGGATTGAAGAATCTATGAAAGAGAATCTAGAAAGAAATTATCAATATGCGTAAAAAAAGGGGGGCTAGTCCTCCCTTTTTTTTTAAGCTTCTCCTAAGAATTGCTCAATCTCTTCCATTTGTTGACCTCTTCGTTTAGCTCTATCTATACGTGACTGTACTTTATTAACAGGTAGTCTTAACAATACTTCACCTACACGTTCTGGTCTTTCATAAATTTGTTTAGCTTGTCTCACTGCTCTGCCAAATGGAAACATAGTGTAGACAGAATAATCAGCAAACTTTTCCCAATCACCCGTCATAAGCTCTATCATTGATTCAGGTATTCTAGCTATAGGCGGTTTTAATAGATTAGCTGGACCAAGCTTTGATCCGAAGAAAGCCATGTCACGCTCTCTCTTATCACCATATGTCCAATCAGCCATAGCTTGGATCCAATCATAAGGAGGTGCTAGTGCAGTATCAAAGATACTAAACATGAAAGCACTGCCCAGTGCCATCATAAACATGTCTATCATAAACATATCCTTAAATCTTTCATACTCAGGAGTTCCACTTCTAAATCCATATAGCTTTGCTTGGTTGTAAAATTCTTTACGAACTCTTACAGAGTTCCAAACAAACAGTTTGAATCTTGAAAGAACCTTACCTGTAGCTGTACGCATGAAAGCAGGACGTAATGCGTTCTGATATAAGAACTGAGTATTCTCTATGCCTTTCATAGCCATCTCAAAAACAAAATCATCAGCAATGCTAAGATTTCTACCTTCAGGTCCAAACTTCTCAACAGCTTGTAACCCGTGAGCAATGAAAGCATTTAGACGATTTACACGCTCAGAATGCTGCATAAAGAAAGATCCATACTTAAGCATAGCATCTTTTACTCCATAACGCTCAATAACCTGACCTATGCTTTCTTCACGTACTTTCGGATGACTCTTAATAGCCTTACTAATATCTCGCTTAAAATCACTTATATTTACACCAGCCTTCTTGAGGCTGTTTTTTAAACCCTCGTTATACTCAAATTCATTTTGTATGAAGTTGTCTATAACACCACGTTCCTTGAGCCATTCATGAAGATCTTTTTTATTCTTAACAGAACTTCCGTCAAAAAGCTTTAATACTGGCTTACCTTTTTCGTTAGAAAGAAGCCTACTATATATCTTTTCATTATTAAAAGCATTCTTAAAGTTTCTAACGCCAGCACTGCCGAGTGTCATAAGATTGCCACTAAATATATTAGTAGCCCATGTCCCTGTGTTTGCTAACAGAGTCATCAATTCATATTGTGCTTCCATCCTGCCGAAGTCATGTATCTTACGAGAAAAGTACTCTTTTCTTGCTTCCTTATCTTTAGGAGCATCCCTTAATGTTTTACCTATAAATGGAACTTTTTTCCACTTCTTTGACTGCCATAGTTTTTCATAGGCTTTAATCATATTCTGATCAGATGTAAGATAAAACAAATTTCGTTTATCTTTTAGATAGAGAGGATCTATGCCTCTCTCAATTTCAGTCATTATTTCTTGAGGGAAATAAGACTGATGACCTAAAGCACTCTGCATATAAAGCTTAACATAATCACTCCATACGTCTATATAATTATTATAACGCTTACTGTTTTTAAACTTCTTCTTTTCAACTTTACTTGTTTTGTAATTACGCATTCTATGTTTCATATTACTTATCTCATAGTCACCCTTTATAGCTACAAGATTCTTATACCATCCATTAATAAGTTTTGAATGATAATCAGCTATAAGATTTGGTCGTCTGTCATAACCCTTAAGATCTAATTCACGAGCCTCCAATACAGAAATCTTACTGTCAAAGCCCATTTGTTCAAGTTTAGCATCTAGCTCTGCATCTGTTATTTTTTGAGTATCTATTAAATCTTTAATGCCAAAAAACTCTGTAGAAAACTGAGCCTTTCTCTCCATTCTTCTGATAAATAACTCTTTAGCTTTTTCAGCTTGCTTTACACTTTTAGTTTCTTTGAAAACTCTATTCTCTACTCTGTCAGCTTCTACTTGAATAGATTTAATAAAATCACGCTGTGCAGCATCATTATAACCAAAGTTCAAATGCGGTATATATTCTTCAGCATTTCTTTGACCTATTCCTGAAAACTTATTTTTACCAGAGCGATATCCTTTAATGAATTTACCTACATTCATGTCTGGAGTTTTCTCAAGTCTTGCTTTGAGAATCTCCATCAATCTTTTTTCATATTCATAACGCTTCAAACCATCAATGCCTACAGTTTTTATAAGGTCAGGTCTTGTCATGTCCTTATCTACTACAGTATCTCTAAAATGCTTAAAATCAAATATACCATCCTTATTCCAACGCATATGCTTGTTCATTTTACCTCTGGTATTTTTATACCAAGCATCAAAATCATTATCGAGTTCCCAATTGCCTAGCTTATCGGATACTCTATTCATTTTTGAGTCATAGGTATATATCCATTTTTCACCCATATCTCTAAAGAATTTTGTTACTTCAGCATCTAACTTCTTTAAGACAGGAGAAAGATTCTCCTTGTTGCCGGATTCTCTGGCTGTTATAAGTTTATCAAACATGGAATGTCCCTGATCTATAGTATATTTAGATAAAATATCACTAATAGGCTTAAAAACTTTTTCTGAAGCATTTCTATCTTTAGATATACCACGCTCTGATTTAAGAACATATTGTGATATAGCTCCTATAGGAGACATAAACCTATATACAGGTTCATTCTTAATCTTACCTGATCCATGTTTAACTGGAGCATGATAAGCCTTATATTTATTTATGATACCCTTCATAGCCATTTCACTATCAACAAACCTTGGATCTAAATGCCAGTATTTTAATTTAAACTCAAGATTTTTTGGATCATGAAATTGTTCCATGAATCTGTTTATAGCTACAACATCCTCCATCTTAAAATCTGTAGCACTCCTAGGTATGCCTCTACCAGATAATTCTCCAGTAAAGAACTTGAACCATTCATTAAAGTTATCAGCCAAAAAAGGATGATCTTTAAGGAATTTTTTAAACTTCTTAATCTCCTTTACCTGCGGCTTGTTTATAGCCATAAGGTCTAATGCATCTGACTTAATTACATGATCTATTTCTTTAAAGGCATCTAATGTAGCCTTTGGTTCAAAGACATCCATTGGAACCTTAACATCAACTTTAACATCAAGTTCAACAGCTTTATCAGGAACTTTAGATCTGTTATATAAATCTTCCATTCTGGAATAATACTCACGCCTTGTCATTGGGTCTATACTTTTAGACCCATGTACTTTCTCATCATGTCTAACAAGGGGAAAGTTTTTTCCACCTTTCTGCTTTAAGCCAGTTATAGGCGAAAGTAAAATTGTATGAAAGTATTTCATCATTGGATTAGGATCTATTCCATATTTATCAGCAAGATCCATAATTTTCTGATTGCCTTTCTCAATAAGAATATCTATTTCAATATCATCTTCTTTTGAACGGATCATTTCTTTAAGTCTTTTATTCATCTCAAATATTTGAGGAATAAATTCCTTAGTTATATTGCCCTTAACGCCCTTATTTGCCATTGCCTGGTGTATGTCTAGGAAATGTTTATTTGCAAGCTCTATGGCAGCAAATTGCCCGAATGTCCTAGATGTTAAATCTAATGCATAACCCATCTCTCTATTTAATCTTAAATTACCAATAGCTCCAGAAGATGAAATAAGCATATCTTCAGTTAGGATACCTAAATGATCATTGACAAATTTCTGAATTTCTTTTTTAGAATAGGAAACAAGTTTACCTTTAAAGTCTTTACCCTTAATACCTTCTGATGGTGTTAATAATTTAACATCTAGTGTAGTATATAATTTTTTATATGCTTTATTAATATCAGAAAACTGAAACTTTTCAAAGTTAATACCAGCTTTTTCCATGCGTAGTGGAAGTAGAGGTATTACAGATGTATTAAAAGCTTTATCTCCTAAAGCTTTTGCTGCTACTCTAGAATTTGTAAATACAACATCAAATAAACTCATAGAATCCTTAGGAAACTCATTAATTTTATATACTAATTTATTTGGAGTAGCCCCAGTTATATTTGTTATAGAAACCTGTTTGCCTTCTAAATAAATATTAGCTGACTCACCTCTAGATAAGCCTATATAATCATTCCACTTTAGATCAGCTATTAATTTGTTGCCTGTTTTTTTTAAAATAGTAACCTTTTTTCCCTTTACAATTTTCTCCTCCAATAAAGGCTTAAGTCTTTTAGATGCTATTGAGCGAACTTTTGAAAGAGGTTTAGATACATTAACAGCTTCTCGCAATAAACCAAGAGCACTACTTGGACCCCAGTCAAGAATATCCTGATACTTAAATTCACCAGAACTGGCTAATTTACCTGATCCTTTTTCATATACATTAACATCAAGCATAGAGTCAAAAAGCAAATCACGAAATTTATTATAAGGAATAACCGTTGGATCATTGCTTGCATCTGCTGACTTATTTACAATTTTAAAAATAAGATCACGGAAATATTGTTCATTAGGAATACCATGAATCATTTCTTCTTTCAAAGTGATGTCTACTAAATACTCTTTATTCCTCTCTGGATGATAAAAATCAAAACTGTAAGCACCATCTTTAGCTTTAACATAATCTACCCACTGTCGCATAACAACTGCAGAAGATAATCCATAGCCAAGCCCAGACTTCCCACGTGTTGAATTTTGTGCTGCTTTATATCTATATGCAGGTGAATATTTAAAAGCATTGTAATGCTCGAAATCTGGATTTCTTTTTGTTTTTTGTTCTCGATCTAGAAATTCTTTAACACCCCTATAACGCTTTAACATCTCTGGGTTTGTTACTTCAGTAAACTTCCCGTCTAAAAACTCTGAATAAGGCTTATTTGATTCTAAATGTGCTCTTTCATCTTTAACATTCTCAAAATATTTCCTCAGCTTTTTACTGAACCCCTGAAATATTTTAATTGAGTCTGAGTCTTTATCTGCGCCACCAAGGTAGAAGTTGTCTTTGTCGTGCGTAAATGATCCTGCACCTCTTTGCCCTGTAAATCCTCTGAATCTAAGAGAGCGTGTTCCAGACATAGAATCAGCAGGTATACGTATAGCAAGTAAAGTAAGAGCGTCATTGAACTCTCCCATAGCTTTAGTGGAAATTCCTTTGGTGTATTCCCTACGATATAACTTCCAAAGTTCGCCAAGGGTGAGTTGCTTGTCCCTAAATACCACAGGCATCTTTCTAAAAGATTCATCTAAATAAATTTCTCCTTCTCGTAATTCCCTAGCTTTATCTCCTTTGTGCTTTATAAGCCAAGGATCTATTTCAACATAAGACATCTGATCTGGGGTATATGCTTTAAGCCAAGACTTGCCACCAGTCTCAATAAAAGGATTTGAGAATCTTCTAACTAAATATTTCTTCAATGCATTGTGCCAGTTACTATTAAACAAAGCATTTCTTGTCATAAAATGATCACGCATAGATTCTGATATGACCTTTCTCTGGTCATGAAACTTTGCATAATCAGCGTTTGCATCAAACTCAAAGTCTCTATCGAAGAATCCATCTTTATCCAGCTTATTAATTTTATTCATAAATAAAGATGTAAGTTTCGGATCTTTATTTGTAGCTAAATATTCAACAACAAAATCAAGCGGCAATTCCATGACACCAAGATCATGATCGTTAAACAGCTTAACAAAGGCATCCATTTCAGCATCTTTCGCTTTGCCTTTCTTACCTTCAACAGCTTTGTTATAAGCATCTACAAGGTTTTGACCTCTCGAACTTCCTAATATAGATTTTTCAACTGCTTCTTTAAAATAGAGTTCTTTAAAACCTTTGGCTTGATCTGCATTCGCCTGTCCGTAAAACTGGATAGGGATTTCGTCTCCCATAACTTGTTTGAATGGCTTTTCAAATGTTCCAAGACTAATTTGTAAACTTTCAATTGGTAACTCATATACTTTTAATTGTTCAGGGAACAGCTCAAATTGAGGCGTTTTACTGCCATCTTTAGCAGTAAGCCAACTCTTTTCATATCTTATATTACTATTCTCATGTAAGCCTCTTAACTTGGCACTGCTATCAAACATAATAGCATCCACACCATGCTTTTCCATGAATCTATTCCACACTTCAGTAGCTCTTTGTCCATTGGATTTTGTCGCAAGAGTTCCAGCACTTGTTCTGCCTACAATAACTGGCTTAAAATGACCAGCTTGCGGGTCCAGTCCTACGCCATGCAATCCTGCATCAAAAAACTTTTGTCTGTATATCATTCCTCCATCTGTGTCACTTATGCCAGTAGTATTTATATCAGGTACAATTATAACACGCATCTTGCCATCAGGATTAGTTTGAGCAAAACTAGATGCTGACATTGGTGTCATTCTATTCGCAAGCAGTTGCATTCGTTTATTAACGTCTGCTACGCTTTTACCAAAGCCACTAGTCAATAAATTACTAATACCTTCAAGGTTACCACCTTTAACAAGACCATTATTAATGGCATCATGCATAATATTAGAAACCCATTTACGCTCATGTAAGTCAGTATTATTAAATACTTCTTTTTCCGCTTCTAGAGAAAGCCTATATGATTCTTCAATAGCTTTTCTTGTTCTGTAATTACCCTTAGACAATAGATCAATAAGATTGTCTTTAGTAACAGTAATACCACCATATTCATCTTTAAAAGATGCTACCATTAACATATCTTTATCTTTGACACCACTATATATATACTTACCCTGTTCGGCTAACGCATCCTGCATTAAGCCAACTTGGTTTGGCTTAATGTTAAATTCTATATCTTTATCTACTATACGATGACTTAATATTTTTAGAGGATTTCCAAATCTATCTATAGCATGAGTAAGAAATTGAAATCCCTCTCCTAATTGGTTTATTGGAAGTTCATTATATCTCTCACCGATAGAAACATTTTGAACCTCCTGACCTTTCATTTTTTCTATAGATACATGAAAGTCATTATCTGGAGTAAGTTTTAAAACTAAAACTTCTTGTAATGGCTCCACATCTTTAAGGAAAAAACTTCTTAACTTAGCTTCAGTCTTACTATTAACCTGATCTTCACCAACTACCTTTTTTATTTCTCTTATAAATAGTTCAGGGTCTGGCTTACCACGAACAATACTTTTATCTCTTGCACCCTCCATTGCCTCAGCAAATAGCCCGACATCTGGATATAGTTTCTTATCTGCTTTTTCATAAAATCCTTTAGCAAGATTAACAACTTTATCTCTACGTATTACAACTGGATCATGGAAGTCATCATTCTGTGGATTGGCTATAGCATTCTCACGGATTATAGCTTCAATAAATTGTTGTGTAGATTTTTCATAATGTAATCTTCCAGCTTCATTTCTATAAAATCTATTTATATCCTGCTGTGTATATGGATCCTTCTTGTGCTTACTTAAATGAGCTTCTGCTCTTTGTCTCCAATTAACATTTGGAAAGCCCTGCTCTAAATAGCTCAAAGACATTCCAGAAGAACCTTGCAGATTTTCAGAGTTAGGCTTTATGCTTCCTTCGTGCTCATTTAATATGTACTCTCTTGTATTTTTATTATAATTTTTAAAGTCTTTAGAAGATTCTGGATCAAGAAACTCTGATTGTTTACGCTCTGGTTTAACAATCCATTCCTGTGCTGCAGCTTTATGTGCAGGTCTTGTATTGTAGCCAAAGAAACCACCTAATAAATACTCATAGATCTGCATCTCTGTAGGTTCATTACGTAACGTAGCAGGCAAACCTGTAACCATAGCACCTAATCCAGTACGTAATATCTTTTCTGCTCGCTCAACTTGTTGAGGTGTACCTTTATACAAGTTGCCTAGAGAAACAAAATTACCTATACCGCCAAAAGCACCACCTGCAATAGCACCTCCTATATAGCTGTCAATAATAGCATCTGTACCTTTCCATACACTGCTAACAGCACTAGCTGATGCAAGCCCTAATGCTTCTTCTGCTATCGCTCTTGTCTTTGCACCTCTTGCCAAGTAATCTCTTGATTCTAATCCAGTCTTTTTTAACTGACGATCTATGAGCTTCTTTGTGCCACGTGATGCTATCATGGGAATGGCTATAGCATCTAAACGCTCTATACCAGATAATGTAGCTTTAGTTATTGTTCCGCCAAGAACATCTTTCATTTCTTTTCCAGTAAATTTAGATGTGATCTTAGCTAAACCATATATAGGTGCTTTCATTATACCGGGAGCAAAACCAGCAAGATGTCCAAGCTGTCTAAATATAGCCTCTCCGGTATTACGTGGCTCTTTCGGAATTAGGTCTAATGTAGTTAGTCCCTCTACAAAACCTGCTGTTGCCTGTTGAAAGGCTCTTCTTAGTGAGAAAGGACTCTGCTTACGCTTAAATTCTATGAGGTTATCAGCAGCAATTCGTTCTAGCTGATCTAGCTGATCCTCATTAAACATATCAGGATTAGCCCTGTACTGATTGATTAAATCCTGTACTTTATAGGCTTCGTATTGAGATGGCATTAAGCTAACTCAGTTGTATACTCTCTGCCATCCCATTCAAAAATATTACTACCTGATTCTCTTGCAGAGCTAAATGCATCTCTGAAGGATTGTGCTTTCTGGCTCTGCTTTTGATATATAGGATACATATTTTGATCATATCTTAATGGCTTTTCTGTAGTATTAACAGGCTTAGGTTTAGGCTTGAACCAAGGAAATTGCCATTTTGGTTTAGCAGGAGGACTAGCAGGTTTAGTAATAGGTTTAGTGGGAGTTGTGGGAGCTAATCTAGATTCCCCTGTTTTTGGATCAATAAATGGACCTTTGAACTGTTGCCCTGAGATATAATTTAATAAATTTTTCTTCATTAAATCTGCTGTTGTATCATAAGCATGTTCATCATACCAAGGATGATAGCCCTGCTCATTAGAATATTCAGTATCTTGTGTAGCGTAATTTTGATTCCACCAATCACTAAGAGGATTATTACCGGGAAGAGTAGGACTTCTTCCCGCTGGATGTAGAGAAGGCAACCATCCGCCTAAAGCGACATCAGCTTTGTTGTATGGATCTATTTCAGGAACGCCATATCCGCCACCCGGAGTATGACCACCAAAATAATGAAGTAGTTCATGAGGAATAGAAGCTTCATTACCAACAGGATAGTTTATTGTATCGTCTTGGTAAAAACCACCTATCTCATAATCTTTTTGTCCCTGCCGTCCATAACCACCTTTTTCCCAATCTTCTCTAGTCCACTTTTTCGTTTTAACATTACCAGCTTCTATGGCTTTAATAAGATCATCATATGACCTTTGATTGTAAGTTGGTCTATCTGTAGACCACTTACGTAAAAGATCTTCATTAACCAGTGCTAATTCTAATATATTTTCAAACTGAGCAGACATTATTTATTAGACAAGTGTAGGATTAAATCCCCAAGGTCTACCAGCCATAGCTAATGGATTTCCAGCACCTCTATTCCAAGCGGCATTCATCATCCCCAAAAATCCGGGTCCAAACTGGGCATTCCCGGGTAAACCGCTAGTATATGTATTTTTTGCTGTCCTATAAGTACGACCAGCCCCTTCTGCTGCTCGTTCAAATATGCCACCACGACCCATAGCAGACTCTATACCTCTTTTAGTTGCTCTAGCCCCTTTAGCCCCATAGCCTAAGCCTTTACCAACCATACTACCTACAGCTGCTGGATTAGCTAGTGCGAGTAATCCACCAGCAGCTAAAGGTATTCCAGTACCTAAACCGCCAGCCCAACGATCTGATCTTGTTTCTCCGAATACAGATTGACCTCTAGATCTTGGTCGCCATTCGTTAGGAAGCATCCCTAAAGCAGCAGTGTCTGCTAAATCAAAAGCAAATTTACGAATAGGTTTTGACTCTCTTGGAAATCTTAAACCAAATTGCCTAGCCAATATAGCTATTTGTTCTGCTTGTCTATCTGTGAATTGCCTTGGATCTATTTCATATTGATGCATAAGCATCTCAATTAATTGTGGATTCATGGTTTTTATCCTCCCATTTGCATTTGATTTAAAACTTGGCTTAGTAAGTAGTTACCACCACTTTGTGATCCACCTAGTAATTGTGGATAATATTGATTTAATAATGTCGGATCACCAAAACTTGATAGAATATTGGGATCTACTACAGGTTGTTGAAATCCTTGTTGAGCAATTTGTGATTCTGCTATTTGCCTTGGGGAAGCTCTTCTAAAGCCTATTCTTTTAGATCCTCCTAATTCCTCTGGTAAACCAAAATAGAATCTTTTCTCATCTTCTGGTATCTCGCTTCCGAAAATAGAAGTTTCAGTTAAAGGGTCTATAGCCTTAGCGTAAGCCCCTTTATACTCGCTTTTTTCTTTCGCCATTCTTCCTAATTCTTGAGTTATCTTCTTTAAATTAGTTCTATCTTCTACATCTCTAGCTTCAAACCTGTCAAGTCTATCCTGAACTCTTCTAGCTCCAAGATCAAACTGTCTTTTTTGTTCATCTAATTGTCTGTTTTGCATAACGTAACCAAGTAAAGTATTCTGTAATTGGTCTACTACATCAAAACCTACTAATGCTGGATCTACTGCCATAATTAACTCCTTTTGTTTGTATCCTTGAATGGAGATCCGTAATTGACTGTATATATTGTACGCCTAAGCATAATTAACCATCATATGGATCTCTATCTCTTTGCTCTTGATTCCATTCATCTTGAGTAAGCCAACTGTTATCAAAATCACTCCAATAATAAGTATTACCACCAAAATTATATATACTGCCATGTTTGGCATTTTGTGGGGGTGACCAAGTGGTATTATTTACTGATACTCTACCAATCTCAATTTCATCGCCTTCACCAGCTCTCATAATATTTGCTATAGCACTTGTTAAGGCATCCTGATAGCCATACTGTGAACCTAAGACATCACTTCTATACTTAGCCATTGATCTCTGCAAGCCTTGTCCATATGCATCCATAACTCTACCTACTCCTTGGTTTAATCCATATTGTGCTCTGCCAAAGCCTGAACCACTAGCTCCTGCCAGTCCCTGTCCACCAGTCATTGCAAGTAAATTCTGCTGTCCTGCCAGTTGCTGTCCTGTTATATCAAAACCAAGACCAGTCCTAGCCATACCAATTTCTTGCTGCATTTGACCAGAGCTTGGTAAGAATATTCTATGTTCATCAGTTAAATTCTTTACATCAATACCTGCAAAATCACTTAAAAATGATTCAGGGCTTGCGGTAGATGCAGGAGGGATACCACCAGTTGGTGTAGTATTCCAATCAAAATGATAAGATGTATGTGGCATAATTATTTTCCTTTCCAAGGATTTAATGGATCGCTTCTCCACCAATTCCCCAGTAAATTTAGTAAATTATTCGGTTGTTGAGCATTACCATAGTAGCCTGAAGTTGCATTTTGAAATGGACCAACAGCATTAGGGTCTATAGCTGTATTTTCCATATTTTGAAAAATATCATCAACAAAAATGCTACCTTCTCCTGTAACTGGACTTTCAGATAATATCAGTGCAGGATCAATACTAGGACCAGCTGTACCTGCTACTGAAGTGCTACTTGGAATTGCTGATTGTAATGACCCAGCACTGCCTATAGTATTTGCAGCCGCAGCAGAATCTCTAGTATGATCTACAATATCTGCAACAGCTGTTGGATTTTTTCCATAAGTTGCATCAAATATATTTAACTTCTGTTGACCGGGTAAAGCTAATCTTTGAACAGGCTCATTTGCAAATTGATCCATCATTGATTTTTGAATTGCTTGTGCTCCTGCAATATCAGGAGTTACAGTTTGAAGCCCACCTTTTTGAGCCATTCCTAATTTACTTCTTAACCAATTAGGAGCACTCCTTGTCTTAGCTCCCATTTCAGCAGCCTGTCCTGGGTTCGCCCCCGCAAAAGCAGCTGCCTTAATACCCGACTTTATTGCAGTAGATAATATTTGATTATTTAAGTTTTTCTGAAAGGCATTTACATCTCTTCTATATCTATCTTTTACATCTCTGCCAAATTCCTTTTCTTCACCAGTTAGCGCACTTCTATTCATTCCAATAGGTGTTGCATCTGATCTCCTACCACCACCTAATTCAAGACCTGCTCTTGAACCAAGCAATGAACCAGCTGCTGTACCTACACCAGCCAAACCAGCCAATGCAAGACTACTGCCACCTGTAAACGGTGCTAAGGCAAGACCAAGTAATCCTCCAGCAGTACCACCAAGTCCTCCACCAATAGAAGAAAACCACCCACCTCTTCTTCGCCTTTCATCTTCTATCTCTTGAATATTCTCAAAATTTCTTTGAGTCTCCTTCATCTGTTGAGTTAAGAATAAATTTTGTACTGACATAAAAAATCTCCTATAAAGCTTAATATGTACTTATTAAATAACCACCAAAAACAGAAGTTGCAGGATAGGGGCTAGTTCCAGCTTCACGATGAGCAACTACATCTACCTGTGCAGACCCTGAAATTTGGAGCCAATAAACGCCTATGGTGTCCCCAACAGCAAGACTTCTAACACAAGATGCTGATTTATTTATATCAGAATCTGTATCTGCAGAATAATCCTTATCATCAAGGCTTGAAACATTAAAATAAGCACTTCCCTGTTTCATGCCTAATAAAGCTTCGTCCATTGCTGTATCTATTTGATTAAAACTTACATTGTAGTATAAATAATAATATCCTTCTACAGGAGCAACAAAGTTATGACTCGCAAAAGAACTTGTATTATCTATTTTTTCAGATGCAAACTGAATCTGCGTAATACTACCTGTTCCTACTCCAAGATCGGTTTGCCCAGTGCTGTAAGCTTCAAAAATAGGAATATTATTTAATTGTAAATTCCCGTTAGATATAATATTTTTTTCTACTTTTAGATTTTTATCTACAAATTCATTGCCATCACGAGTCATATCAGAATACCATAGAATGCCGTTCTGCTTACGATATCTCCTAAGTGGCTTATTCTTACCCTGATACAATACTTCTTCACCTTCACGCATAGTGGAAACAGATGGATGTATATTAACAAGTAACAATTTATCTTGTTTTATATTTTGATTTCTTCTCGATAATCTTTCTATTGATATATTGGGCATTATGTAGCAACCACCTTTCTGCCTCTAATAACTCTATATTCAATTGAAATATCGTTTATATCGAGAGAAGTAAGTGTTGTTCCGGTACTTTCAAAAATTAAACCAAAGCTTTGACAAACTACTCCATTATTTATTTCAAACGTCCCAATTTCCCAATCAGAAGCTGCATCCGCTACTCCTGTATCAAAAGTAGATGCAGAACCATATGCAGGAATTATGCTATTAATATAATATTTTAAATTACTTATAAGAGATCCGCTACTTTTATAAGTAATTATAACTTTATAAACTTTCTTAATAGATGAAGGATCTCCAAAATCAATATCTTTTGTTGTAAAGGTAATACTATTCAAAGCAGATGATAGGCTTCTATCTGTGCTGTCATAATAATTAAAATCAGTAGAAGTTGAATCTTTTACTCCGTAAAACAAGTAACCATCATTTGGGTTTACTATCATATTTGTATAAGTACCAAGTATTAGACCAGCCATTTTTACATATGTATTTTTCTTTAAATCAAAAATAGCTCCTTTAGTTGCAGATGCATGTGTATTAAACTGAAGTATAATATGTGCTTTTATTGGATCATATCCTAATATACTAGATGAAGTTACAAGACTCTTGTAAAATGAAGGATCAATTGTATCTTCAATAAGATTTCTAATTCCACCTCCAGAGTATAAATATAATCCATAAGGATTCATCCAGATAATGCCATACGGAGTTTCTTTTACAGCCTCTGGATGAAGAACCCCCATCCACTTATAAGACTCTTCTAAAAACCAATTTGCATCATTTGGGGAAGATATATTAATTAACTGCATACTACGTTCTTTAAAAGCAAGCAATCTATCTGCATGCTCTACCAATGCAACATATCCGTCAGAATCTCCACGAACAGCTTCTATAAAATTCATTTCAGGAAAAGTATCATATCTATTAGGCATACTATACATTATCTTATCTGGATAATTTCTTGGAGTATTTGCACCTGATGAGTTTGTTTCAACATATTGAACATTACATACAAAAGCTCTATTATTTGTTACAACTGAATCGCTCCAGTTTTCCATCTGATAGCCAAGAGAATTGCTTTTTACATCTGCAGGAAATCCGTTAATAACCTCATAAGTGACTATTGACATTTCATGAGATTGTAAAGTGCCTGCCGAAGAACCAACAAAATACATTGTGTTTGATGTGGTAGAATTATTGTATGTAGTAGTTGTTCCCAAAGACCAAGCAATCCATTCTGAGTCTAAAGAAGTTCTTGCTCCTTGCTCTAAATCCATATCAACTAATAAAGCCCAAGGATCTCCACTGTCTTTTATTCTAATATATATTCTACCACCAGTTATTCTATTATTGTAGTCCGACTGACCCCTAGCAATAACTCTCATGTCTAAAGCTTTAAGGTCTGTTAAATCATCTACATCAAAAGTTTCTGCAGCACCAGCATTATCGGTCATAACACTTGGTAAAGACTCCTGATTGCCGTCATAAATAAAAGTTTGAGAAAATTCAAAAGATTGACCAGTAGATAAGCTATAAGTTCCAGCATCAGAACTTGATTTAATAAACAAACTAAAACCGGCTCCAACATCTAGTTGCTCTATTTGGGAATTTACTGTAGCATCAGCTAAATCGTTATCTGGATAAACATGACCATCAGTAGGCATTTCTAATCTATTGTTATGCTCCTCATATCCAAATATAGGATTAGCAGCTCCTGTACCTTTCCAATGAGTAAAATTAATTAAACCAAACCATTTAATAACATTTCCATTAGTTTTTACTGTATCACAACATCTAATAGCTCCATTTGCTCTATAGTAACGCACAAGCATTTCACTTGCTGGACTATAATTAGCACTAGGTGCAGGTCTTAAATCAATTTTAGCATTAGCATAAGGCGACCCTGAATCCCCCTTTGCCCAAGTTTTTGAAGGATTAACCCTTGTATATAACGCTATATTGCCAGTTGGAGCATCTGCATTCAATATTAATGTTTCACCCGTTGATTTCAAACCTGTTATAGTTGCTGTAACATTATTCTCCGTTGTAACAGGCTTGTGAAGGTACAAACTTGAACCAGAGCTTCCAGCAGCTACAGATCCAATAACATGATATAATCCTTCATTTACACTTCTTCCGGAGTTAAGAGTAGTAACTAAACCTTGATTAACATAAGCATCTGATATTTTTATCCAGCTTCCAACGGGGAAACTATTTACTAGATTAATGTTATTATTATTACTTTGATTTGAATTTTCCCATGTCCAGCCTGTAAGTAAGTTTACATTATCACCAGTTGAGTCTGTAGTTGTTGAAAAAAATAATCCACCCTTAGCCCCACCTCCAAATCGAACTCTGACTTCTACATCGTCTAATGTTCCGTCAAAATCAGATGTAGGAGTAATTGTAATAATTTTATCTAGATCTCCAGTACCACATACTACATCAACATAGCTAGTTGCATTTGTGCTGATTGCACTAGAAGCACTACCGTTACCACACTTAAATGTCACAGAACCGGCACTTCTACCAGACATAGTATAAATAATTCTATAATTAGCTGATGCTGTTAGATTTGATCTTCCTGAGCCATCATCGGCATCATTAAACAAAGTGGTGGTATTACCAGTACTGTGAACAGCAGTGTTACCACCAAGAGTCCATGAAGTACCAAAATCATCACTATTGCTGGTATTCCAACCTGTTTGAGTTGCACTACCGGCAGAATCTCCAAGTTGCCACCATGTAGCACCTGCTCCATTAAGTTCATCCGCACCTAATGCATATATAGTAGTTGATGTTGAAGTATATTCAAAATCTGTCTCAAATGCTCCAAGACCATATCCGACTGCAGTGGAAGGTACAGTATTTGCTATATCTGGAACGGTAGATGAGTAAGATGCAAATCTTGGAGTTATACCCATGCCTCCTTGCATATCAACCATCATATTTTGTATATCATGAAGCTGGTTATTACTTATGTCTCTGGCGTTTTTTAAATTATTCAAACCACCAGAAAAATCATTCAATATTGCTACTTGTTTAGGCACTTATGATCTTACCTCCATAAGATGTAACTCCATTTACAATATCAAGGACAACAATATTAAAATTGTTATTGCTAAATATATCAATGATTCCAACATTGTGACTCCAGTTAGTAGGTCTACCTTTTAAAAATTCTTTATCCATTGCACTTAAACATCCCATTGAATATGCCATGTGTGCTCCGTCAATGTGTTGGACGGTTGCTTTCTGGCTGTCATGAGTGTGCCCATAGATGATGTTGCATCCCATCTGTAAGGCATGGTTTCTGGCATGATGTATTCCGCTATAATGCCCTCCGTGATAGACATAGAGCTTACTACCCAAGAGTTTAAATACTTTACCATAGTCATGCCACTCATATCCACGTTCACTTATCTTAAAGGCTCTCCTAGAGAGAAGATGAGGCATATAGGGATTCTCTTCAACGAAATTATCAAACCAAAGCTCATGATTTCCCTGCGCCATAATCTTTTTAGTACATTTGACTTTTTTAAGAACTTCATCTATTTCATCTAATTTTTCATTAACAGCATTTA